CTTCCCAAATTATTCTAAATTCTCTATTAGGCGCTGTGCCTTCTGTTCCATATTTTACGACTCGACAGTTTCGTTTAGTATAAGTGTTCAGTACTGGGCCTGCTCCTAAAAGTATTTTCGGTAATAAAGGAGTGTCTACATTAATACCATACGTGTTAATCCATCCTGAACCAAATGTGATAGAACTATTAGTATTAACAAATAATTGTGTATAAGTTACACCTAAATAATTAATAGAAAAAGGTAAATTAAATTCCCAATAGCCGTATCGATTGTCACCGATTGTTGGTGTAATGCTCGATGTTAATAATGTATCGCTAGCAATTGGGACAAAAGTAAGATTAGATACCAAAGCCGAAGCATTCAATTCATCTTGATGATTTATACCTTCGTACTCGACATATAACGGATCGTTCTCTGACAAAGGAAAAAAATCTCCACGATCGCCAGTTATAATATTCCAATTTACTTCAAAATCAATGTCATCACTATCAGCTTGATTTACTTCAACTTCATAAGTAATAGTTACATTACCTTGACTTCCTAATCCGAAGCCGCCAGTGAGTTCTACATTAATATCAGGTCCCGGCACTGTAGTACTAATGCTTCCTCCGGTACTTAATATTCTACGTACAGTGATAGAACTTGCGCTTGTGGTTGTATTTGCTTGAATGTTTATAAGTTGCGATACATCACATGGAGTAGATACTGTAATTTGATAGGTATTCTCTGGATTAGTTTGTGTAAAACTATAAGTCTGATTAGTTATTTTCCCCCAAGTTTCCGGCCAGTCTAAAATTTTATCCGATGTTACCGACGGAGAGCCCGAGGTTGTCAATCGATTTTTGATATTTTCAGGCTCTCCAGTGAACCCCGAAACTAAAGAATTAGTACTATAGACACCATATAATCCCGAATTAACAAGTTCAGGAGGCCCTGGAACATAAGTTTGGTTGTTAAAAAAAACATTTGCAACTAGTTTACGGTCAGATAAGGTCCCCGTAGCTGGCCCCCAACTATTATTACATATTGTTGGGTTTTTTCTTCCTGTCAATGGATTAATTGGTTTATTTTTATGAAATTCTCTAACATAATCGTATGCTAAGGTAGTGGAAATCGATTGACTGCCAATTACACCGAGAAAATATATATTAGCATCGGTCGCCCACCCTTCAGTTTTCCCAGCGGCTGTACCGGCGCAATGCACTGAATGATAACTTTCTCCTACCGTCGGGGGGTTATAAACTTGACCAATATTTGCAGTGTCTCCTACTGCTTCTGCATGTTGATACCAATTATAATTTACAACTCTAGATTGCCCTGAATCATTCAAAAATTCTGAATGATTGTCTTGTCTGCCAGTAGCGTCGACAATCACTACATCTACATTTTTTCCTGTAAAATCATAAGAAATATTACCTTGAATAAGGTTATTACCCAAACTGCCGCTAAATCCTGCTTGATTTTCTCCTTTAAAGTGTCTCCATAACCCCCATTGATTATGTGTACTAGAAGTTGTATCGCTTCTAGAAAAAGTACCGGAAAAATTTCTATCTGCTAATTCTACATCATCTCCGAGATATAAATCCACAGATTTTACCCTAGTATCGTTTTTTAGCTGTGTTGCTTCGGCAGGTGTTAAAAGATATAATGTTGCACGACTAACAGGCTTTCGTAGATAAACTTCCACTTGTCTACCAGGAATGGTCACAGATCCCCCTTCTGTTTCCATGTCATTATAAAAATCTTCTAAATCTTCACGACTATGTAACACAACAACATATTGATATAAAGTCATATTATGCCTCCAATGGTAAAATAATTAAGTCAGCAGTGATTGTTCTGGTAGTCCCAGACTTGTTTTTAATTGCAAGGTAAATTGTATCTGTCACAGGACTTTCATCATTCCAACCAATACTTGTAGGAGTAAATTTAACTGTTGCAGCACCCGCAGTAATAATTTCTGCGTGAACTCCTGCATCTGGATCAGGATCTACTAATTCAGAACGACTACTGTCATTTGTTCTTGCGGTTGTACTACTGTAAACTCTAACCCATGCTGCAGCATCTACTTGAATCGATAAAACAGCGTATGCTTTAGCAGCACTTGTAATACTAACATTGTCGGTTGCAGCATCTGCGATACTTGCAGTAGTAACTGAAACGGTTGTTCTGCTTGATAAACCACCACCACCACTGCCCGATGATGCAATAGTAATTTCGTCGGCACTTGTTCTTGTTAGTGTAACGTTTGACCCAGCAGTTAATTTAACGTTATCTGTTGAACTATCACTACCTGTTAAGCGTAAGTTTACGCCGCCTGTTGCAGTTTCTGCACTGATAGAATAAGTTATGATATCTGTAGTTAATGCAACTGTTCCACTTGCATTTGGCAATGTGATTGTACGATCAGCAGTAGGATTTGTGACTGTTAATGTTGTTTCGTTTGCATCTGCTGAAGAACCTTCAAAAACTATGCTACTACCATCTATAGTTAATCCAGCAAATGTCGGACTACTATTACTTGCTATACCAAACGCAGTACCTGTTGCGCTTATATTACCGGCAGCACTTAATGTAAAATCTAAATTTAGTGCGCCTTGCGTAGTAGTGGTTGTATCACTGACGCTAACTGCAACCGTGCCATCAGCATCAGGTAATATAATATCTCTGTCTGCTGTCACTGTAGTTGCTTGTAACTTTACTTCCCAATCGTCTGGTGTAGTGCCTTCAAATATAAGTTTAGTTCCTTGACTAATCCATATGTTTCCTTGTGGATATAGTGCAATATCCGAGTCACTCGAAATATCTAAATCATCATTTTTTTTGCCACTAATGCCGGTAGGGAATCTTGTTTCTGTCATTTCAGTTTCTCCTTGTTATACATATTTATTGAAAAATCCATAAAAAAACAGGGCCCTAAGGCCCTGTTCTTAATTGTAGTATAACAAACTATTAGCTGAAGCTTAGGTTTGCAGTTGTAACAGCAATCTTGCTTAGGTAGTCTGCAGCGTTACCAAGAGATGAAGCTTGGTTGCTTAGTTCTACATAACCGTAACGTGTCATGAAGCTAACTACTGGCTCGAATGTGCTTGGATCTAGAACAGTTCCTGAGCTCATTAGAGGGATGTATGGGCAATAGAATGCCGCTGCGTCAGTTTCGGTTGAACCCTTATAACCAACTAGTACGTCATCGTTTGCTGCATACTGGTTTACATAAACCTTCATAGTGCCATTTAGAGTACCGACAAACTTGGTGTTAGTTGGTGCTTCGAATGGGCCTTCAGTTGTTCTTGCGAATGCTGAAGTAGTTGCTGACTGTAGTACAGTTAGAACAGTTGGGCTAACAACTACCCAGTTACCAGCACCACGACGTGTGCGGGCAGCGATAGTGTTTGCGTTCTTGTTGATTAGAACTGCTAGAGCAGCATGTTCGTCACCAACGAATGTTGCAGTACCGCTTACACCAGCTTGGTTGTAAGTATCAGCTGCAGTGCCTGCTAGTGAGCTTAGGCTTGCAATGATTTCCTGATCGATTTCAGCAGTGATTTCTTGTGCAAGTGCTTGCATGATTTCTGCTTCAACGTCTAGGCCGTGCATTGCGTTTGCATCTTGAGCAGCTTCAAAAGTCCAACGTGCTGATAGCTTACGTGTTTTAGCTTCAACAGTTTGCTTTAGAACTTGGATGCTTAGTTTCTTACCAGCAACACCTTCTAGTGCGCTTGTAGAATCTGCACGGTTAGTGCTTGCGTTACCTGAGTAACCGGTTGCAATTGCGAATGGGCTTAGTGCTTCATCACCTGCAGTTACACCGTCGAAAGTTTCAGCGTAACGAACACGTAGAGTGTGGATTTGGCCTACTGGGCCAGTCATTGGCTGAACACCAACGATCTCGTTGGCGATAACAGTTGGCATTACACGACGGATAACTGGAAGGATAACTTTGTTAAGTGTAGCAATGTTACCAGCTTGTGTTGCACCTGAGGATGCAGATTCTGCAAGGTATCTCTTGGTATTCTCAAGAGTTGTTTCCATTACTTTTTTCTTTGTTCCAGTAAGACCATCGGTAAGGGCTTCTTTGGTAGCTGACCAATTTTCAAATAGGTTGCTCATTTTTCGGTCTCCTTAGTTTAGTCCGGCTAGTTTGCGAAGGTTTACAATATTGGCATCAACCGCAGCTTCTGCTACGTTTTGCTTATTACCTGTGACTTCTTTTGCAGATTCGCTCAGGACCTTCTTAGTTTCTACTTTTTTAGCATCTTCCTTCAATACTGATGGTAGATACTTGTTGAATGCACCTTGTAGGTCCTTTGTTTGAACACTTTCAAGTAATGCACCCATTATTTCTCTATGCTGCTTCGAAAGCGGAGACATCATTTCATTCATAATGACTCTTCTTTCTGACTTGTCTTCTGCAATACGAGCATTACGTGCTGATTCTTGTAGTTGGACTTCTTTTGCAGCGATAGTTTTGCTTGCTTCATTTAGTTTGCCGTTTAGTTCATTGATTTTCTTGTTTAGTTTTGCAGTTTCAGTGCCTTCATTAAGCATACTGCTCATAAACTCAGCTGCGAATGTTTCGAATATCTTACGTCCAAAAGTATTTTCTTTTGCAACGTTGATATCTTCACGTAGTGTAGTAAGTTCTTTCTTGATAGTTGTTTCAAGAATAGCATTTACTTTCTTTGCAGCGTTTTCAACAAACTCACGCTTTGCAGACTCGATTACAGCCTTGCCTTCTTTTATCATTTTGACTTTAGCTTCAACTAGTGAGCGTTTGTCTTCATGAAACTCGTTTAGCTCTTTGGTAAGTTGCTCAAGAACAAAACCCTCTAATGTGGTCATATTTGCTTTTTGAGCGTTACGATCTTCGCGAAGTTCGGAAACTTCTTTGCGAAGTGCTTCCATTACAAACCCATCAAGAACCTTTGCGTGTTCCATCATATGCTTGCGGTAAGCAACACGATCTTCAGCTAGCTTAGTTTTGTCTGCTTTGAACTCATTGAGTTCAGAAGCAATAACATCACCTAGCATTGAATCCATAGCTTCTACAATTTGCGCTTTGTCATTTTCATAACGTTGTGCAAATTCTTCTCTAAGTTCAGCGGTGATTTGTTCACGTGCTTCACTTAGTTGTGCTTGCCATGCCTCGTTGATTGAAGATCTTACCTCTTCGGAGAGCGTCTTTGAGCTTAATAGTTCATCTATTGCGTGAGCCATATTAATCTCTCCTATACTTTAAGTTGGTTATAAGTTTTGTTACCTCTTCTTGGAGATAACGTTGTGCTTTTGCATCATGCTTAACAGCACTAGCAACATCCATTAATACATTTCCCCGTCTATGATTCATAATTCTTTCATAGATTGGATCAGGATATGCATCCGGTGCGCTTGGATTAGCAACAATGTCAACAGTGATAATTTCAAAGTCATTAACTTTTCCATTATCACCAACATTTCCACTGCCTCTACTTGACACGCCCAGTTTCACTCCACTTTCCAATAAGGTTTTACAAATATTTCCCATTGGAGTTGGCAGAATTTTTAGTTTACCGACACCATTAGCACCATCGATATCCATCTCGGTGATAATGTGACTTACACGATCAAGGTTGATGTTTAAATCATCTGGGTGATCAGCTTCCCCTAACACGCTATATCCTTTTTTGATTTTTTCATTAATAGCTTTTACTGCTCTATGAATTTCATCTTTTGGATAAATGCGGTTGTTTTGATTACGCACATCACCTTCGATAAAAATACCTTTCATATACAAGCTCTTACCATTAGCTTCTTCAATTGCTTCGGTAATGATATTCGCTTGATTAAATGTTAGGTGCTCGGTGAGTGGCTTAAACATATTACTTCATCTCTCTTTTTGGAGCAGGTGCTGCACTTAATTTTGCGCCAGCTTCTGGGCCTTTAACGCTCATTGCTTTTGCTGCTGGTGCTTTACCGCCTGCTTCTACTTTAGTGTCAGTTGGGTGTGGTTTTGCATCGGTTGTACCTTTGCCGCCTTTGCCTACTGGAGACTTTGCACTGTTGTCGCTACCGTCTGCCATGTTTGCTTTTACTGACTTAAGAGTGACTGATTCGCCGAATGCTTTCATGCTTTCGTCTTCTTCATCGTCGCCTTCTTCTGATTCTTCGCTTTCGTCGCCTTCTTCTGCATCACCCATTAGGTCTGCAAATGCTGCACGAAGTTCTGCGATAGCATCTTCAACATTAGCTAATGCTTCTTCTGCATCTGAATCATCGCCCATGTCTTCCATGCCTGAATCATCGGCACCCATGTCAAATGATAGTTCGTCTGATGCTTCTTCGTCATCGCCCATTTCTTCTGCATCGTAGATTTCTTCGTTATCGATTTCTTCTTCTGCAGTTTCGATGTCGCTTAGGAAATCATCTTCCTCGTCGCTAACATCAATTGTTTCGTCTAAGTCTTCTTCTTGAATTTCTTCTTCGACTTCTTCATCACTTTCAGTAATTGCTGACCAGTGATTCTTTGCTTTTTCTACAAAGATTGTGTGTAGAAGATCTGATGCCTTCTCACGCTCGTCGTTAACAAGATATTCAAGGACTTTTACTAGTGAATCCTTGTGATTGCTCATTTGTTAATCTCCTTAAAAAAATTTACAGGCTTACCAAGATGGTTTACAGTTTTATTTAGCAACCAAGACATATTACCTGCTCAAATGGTGGTAAAAACAGCACTTTTTGATTAACCTACTTAGTATAAGTAGTTTCCGTGCTGTTTTACATACTTGTTAGATATTATTCAGCGGCTGGCTTTGAATAGATATCTTTAATACTTTCAATTCTAGATGCATATTCAGTTG